GTTGCCGGATGCCTTAATGCCAAGTGCATTGCCGATGGCATATATTTTTCTGATTTGAAACTGCTCTATCGCTCTCATCTGCCTCTCCTTTCCGGTTATTCCGTTTTCTCAGCCTCCACCGTTACCTTGATGCCCTCATCCACGATAATGGCTGCCCGGATGATTTCAACCGCCTCCTGCGGTGTTCCTTTCCACTCTGCTGACTTTAATATCTGCAGCATCCATTCCCAGTTGATGATCTCCGCAGTCAGATATGCCCAGTCGCTGGCTTCCTGCTCCGGCAGCCCCACCAGCTTCATCAATGTCTCCGTATCCTTTTCATACTTGCCCTTCAGCTTCTTTTTCAGGGTACGTTGGATCTTCTCATCAGCTGTGATTGCCTTGATTGTCTCGTCCAAGCTTCCCTCGGTGTAATTGCCCATGAACATCATGGTAAACAGTCTCTTGCATGGATCCGTCATCTTGTATGTGGTATCCTCTTTCACAAAATCCCCGAACACATCACCCAGCAACTTCTTAACCATTGTCATGGAGACCGGTTTTACAGTCTCGCTGTTTCCGACCACAACCTTGGAATTGTTGCTGCCCCAATAGTCAATGGTCTTTTTCTTGGTGTCCCTCAGGTCATCCGTTGCCAGCTTCTCGAACCACGCTTTGATCTCGTCAATCTCTGCCTTGATTACACTCTGCTGGCTGGTCAGCTCCACTAACCGGTCAGCCTTTGCTTTGATTTCCATTACATCTGACATCATCTGAATACCTCCGCAATCTTGGCTGCACATTTCCTGCAGATCTCAATACCACAGACCATTTTCACATCATCCACCGTTCCGCAATGGAAACAAGCCGGAACATGCTTCTGAATGTGGATGCCGTCTTCATTCGTTGTAATGTCAACCGGAACTCCCGGAAGAATGCCGGTCTCCTGACGGATACCTCTTGGGATGGTCACTCCACCACCCTTAGTCACTTTTTTGCTTGCTTGCATCTCGTGCCCTCCTTTTGATTTTTACTGACACAACCAGCTCATCCAGCCGGTTCATGTGTACCATGCTTCTTTCAGAGAAGATCACATAGAAGGCTCCATGACTGTACTGATATCCCGTCACAGTCTGGTATTCTGTTGTAAATTCATCCGTAAAGCCGACCTCAGCTCCAACCGGATACTGCAGGATTGTCCGTATAATCCTTGCTATCATGCCATTCTCCTCTCCCACTCTGCATTTTATGGGCTTGTGACCATCACCTTGCGGTGGCTGCATTAAGAGGGGCAAATGCCCCTTATGTAATTTTTCTGCCATACCGGCGTCCCTTTTCCGGCTTTTCAATCTTGCAGATCAGTGTGAACACTGCTTCGATTTTTTCCTCTTCGGATAATTTGTCACTATTTAACTCATAGATGAACAGCATCTTTCCGTTATCCCTGATATAAACCGTCTGCTCCGTATGACAGAGCATCGGATCTGCCGAATAGGTCGCTCCGAACCAGCGGATGCTTCCCCCCGGACTGATCGTTCTCGGCTCAAAGTACATTTCTTCTCTTAATACCATCCTGCACCTCCTTACTTTGGCTTCGTGTATCGGTACGTGGTACCGTCTTTTCTGGTTGCAATCATAATCTTGGCTTTACCTTCCCGGATCAGGTTGGCACACAACCTTGTCTCTTCCCATCCTTTCCGAATTTCCTCCGGAACCTTAACATCTGATTTCTCGCTCATTTCTTCGCCTTTCTGATAGTCTTTGTTTTTCCACTCCTCCTCTGCAGGGCAATTCTGCTGACAATGACCATCTCCTCTGGAGTGTCCTTAACAATCAGCCACTTTTCAGAATCCAGCCCGGTATCCTGCAGAAACTTCTTTTGTGCCAGTGTCGGCTTCTTTCCATTCTTCACTTATCCACCTCCGCAATCTTTACCACTACACCATGCCTTTCACTCTCTGTAACCTTAAACCGGAATCCATTATCTTCTGCCTCTTCCTTCTTTCCAGCAAGGTACATTCCAGCTCGTAGCAATGCTGCATAATCTGTCAGTGTGGTGTAATTCCTCACCGTAATCTTTCCCGGCACCTCATCACCTCCCGACCTCAACTGTGTGTTGCATTGAAATTTTCCATCGCCCATCGGTTTCCGGTGGATTGTACCAACCTTCTTGTGCGTTCTGCCGGATCAATTCTCTTTCTGTCATTCATCCCCGGTATACTCTCAATAGCTTCTCTCATACCGCAATCCGGGCAGATATCCGTTTTATTATCCACCCTCGACAATGCCGGACGTCCAGTGTATGGTTTCCGGCACTTAGGACATACCACCATGCCTGAACCCTCCTTTTATTCAGTTTTGCCTCACTCTGCATTTCATGGGCTTGTGACCATCACCATTCAGTGGCTGCATTAAGGCTGGGGCATAAGCCCCGGCACATTGTTATCTATCCGGAAACGTGAATTTGCATTCGCATACCGGATGCCTAATGATCAGCGTTTTCTTTTTCAATCCCTCACGGTACCCTTTCATGTATGAGTAATAGTTACTCCTCTGGATACGCTGATTCCATCCTATTAACCATCCTGATATTGCAGATACTGCAACAATCAGCAGTACCAGTACCACACCGGCTATTCCAGTATGAAAGCCGAATACAATCATAAACATAAGAGCCATCAAGATTGCACCAGCAGCTACACCGACCAAAATTGCGGTACTTCTTTCTTTAGGGTTCTTCATTTTGCATTTACCTCCGTTTTCTCTTACTTCTTGTCCTTTTTATTCCCGATATATGCCAGTACAATCAGCGTCAGGCATATCACAGTCACGATATAACACTTTTCCATGTCCTGCCCTCCTATATGAAGCGGATTCCCATTGTATTTGCCATTTTTTCCAGCCCCTCAAAGGAAATATCCTCGTTGTTGACTGCGTTATTGAACACACTCACCATTCCACGAATTCCCCATTTGCTGTGGCTGATGCTCAGAAGGTAGTCAATCTCTTTCTGCATTCCCTTCTCTTCCAACACCGGGAAGAATTTGACAACGTCTTCTCTCTGGATATCCGATGTGCGGTACCTTCCATGGAGCTTCGTGCGGTTGAACTGCTGGGCGAAAATTGCTTCCTGCTTTCCGAGCATCTTATTGTAGACTTCCACATTTCCGATGAGCACGATTCCAATACCCGGCTTTCCGGTAAATATATCTTCATCTACCCACCCTCTGATTTCTTCCAGAGTGAGGAATTTAAGATTCTGTGCTTCATCGATAATGATAACCTTATCAGTCTCTCTGAGCTTCTCCTGAATGGATACCGATAAATCCTCGGTGCGCTGGTTTTCAGGGAGTTTTAATGTCTTTGCAATCATCTTTAAAAGGCTTCTTGTTGAGCCGGTACTCGGTGTTGCTTTCACATAAACTGTTGTTGAAGGATTGTCCTGCAGGAATTTGGCTGCTGCTTTCGTCTTTCCGATCCCGGCATCCCCATCAATAACTACAATTCCCTTCTCCAGCTGGCAGTACCGGATCAACTTGTACGCTTCCTCGGAAATGGTTGTCGGTATGTACCCGGCTGAAGTCTTGGTTCTGAAAGGTTCCGCTTTCTGCGCATTCTGTGTTTTCTCTTCCTGAATCTGAAAGAACTCCTTCAGCTTATTTTCCACCGCTTCAATATCGCCCTTATCGTACATACTTCTGCGGTACTGGCTGAGTGCAGCCTGACTGATTCCAAGAATCGGGGCTGCCTTTGCCTGACTCAAATTTTCGTCCTTCAGGAACTTCTCTAATCTCTCCTGAAGCTTTGTGTTGTACTGTTTACTCATCATTTACCTCCTCGCCTTATGGCTGCATTTCTATTCATTACATCAAGGTCTGCACCGCCAACCACTTTCTTGAATACTGGTTCTTCGTCTGCCCTCTGAACCTCAAGCAGGGATGGATTCGGTTTGCCCTGATAGTTCGCTTTGTTTCGCTCGGCTTGCTTAAGCACAAGCTCCATTGCAGTAATCTTGTCCACATCTGCCAGAATAGCATTTTCCTTGTATTCCCTTGCGATACGCTCCAGCCTTCTGGTCTTCGCCATCGCTGCCTTGACATCATCCTTGCTGGCATTGTAGGAAAGAACTGCGGTATTGTCTGCAGGTACTGACATAATGTAACGGTCTTCCAGATCGTAAATTCTGACCTCGCTTAAATTCTCCGGATCATAACGGAAGTAAACTTTCTTTCCGAGCATCAGATGTACAAAATCATCATTCCAAAAGTCGATGCGTCCACCTCCAATATCCAAGTGAACTCCTCGCCTTGTAAC